TGTCTGAAATGTGTGCAATGAGCATAAGCCCTCCTTTTGTATTATTGTATCACGATTGTTGTGTGTTGTCAAGTTTATTGTGGAATTTTTCTTTCAATTAATTGTGTTGTCTCATTCTGTATATTAAAAATTCTATTAAGAATAAGATAAACAGTTTCGGCATCAAACCATTTACAAGAATAACAATCGAAAGAAAAATAATTCAATTCTGGGAATGTATGAATGCTTATGTGCGATTCGGCAATCATAAGAAATGTAGAAAAACCATAAGATTCTTCTTTTCGAAGTTTAAGATCTTTCTTGATTTCTTGAGCGGTATTAGAATTGGCTAAACCTTCGGCTTCTAATTTTTTAAGAACTCTGTTCATTTCACAAACAGAATGTGGAAATTTTACTGTAACTGGTGGAAGAATCATAGTCATGTCTATTGTTTCGACAATTTCCTCCATTGCTCTTATTGCTATGTCTGGGTCACATAGCAGGTCTTTATTAAGACAAATCGCATCGATCATCAAATGACGACCATCATAAACAAAATTTTCCATCGCTAACCTCCAGAGACAATATCATTGAAAATTTTTTGTAATTCTTCTGAAGATTTATATCCGACTTCGGCAGCTACAGGTTCTCCATCTTTGTAGATTACGACAAAAGGAATAGATCGAACATTGTGTCTTTGTTTGGCCTCATTCCAAATTTTAACACCTTTGTCGACATTATATTTATAAACAGTCACATTTGGATTGTTTGAAGCAAAATCTTCGACTTGCTTTTCCATTCGTAAACATGGCATACACCATGAAGCATAAAAATCAACGAGCACAATTCCTTGGCTCGTCTTGTTGGCGAAATCGCCATCTGCTATAAATTCCATTATTCACCTCCGGTATCGTAAGCAGTATCTAGTGGATCGCCTGAATCCAAATCATCATCACCACCGTGCATTTGTTCAACATTCCATTGTTCGGCTGGCTGTTCTTGCAATTCAAGGCAATCTGGTTTCTCGCAAGCAAGAAATAAAAATAATATCATTTGTCCTCCATAAAAGAAAAGCGGCTTTTGGAGGGAGCCGCAAACCCTGTGAACTACTCGGTTTCGTTCGTAGTTTCTGTATTTTCAGTTGTTTCAGTTGTTTCAGTCGTCGTATTTTCGATCGTGACTTCTTCCGTCGTTGTCGTCTCGGTTGTTGTTGTTTCGACAACTTCGACTCCTTCTTCGGTCACCGTTGCGGTCGTTTCAATGACCTCGGTGGTTTCAGCAGTGTCGCCACCGCAAGCAATTAGAAAGGACAAAAGCATACTCATTATTCACCTCCAGAGTCTTGTGCTGTATCTTGTGGTTCAGAGCCCGTATCTTCAGGCTCACTAGCCGTGTCTTCTGGTTCTGATCCTGAATCTTCTGATCCAGTGTCTGCTGGTTCTTCAGCAGGTTCAGCGACAACAGTGTCGTCTTCGGGAACGGCGGAATCTTCAGATTTGTCGCCAGAGCACGCCCACAGCATGCTAAATAACATAATACTCATTTAAGTCTCCTTATTGTTTTTGAGTGTTTATAATATAACCTGTTTAATCTTTTTTGTCAAGTACTTTTATTAATAAAGTTCTGGAGATTGTTGATATTTTTTTCTTTGCAATCCAGTAAACATCAATAGCACTGCCGTCGATTTTAACCACAACACCAAGGCCTCGAAAAGGCAATTCAGGCATATACCAGTTTGAAAGGGATCGTTGCTGGTTTAGTTGAACCAAGTCTCCAAGTTCTAATTTCATATTGCTCTCAATTTATCAAAAATCATAATCTCGTCAAGATCGGCAGGTTGCGCTTGAGATTTTCGAAGAGCGAACTCTTCTTTGGACATTGAGCCAATATCTTCGCAGCCCGATGTGTCAATAACATATAATTCGATGTCATACCTCAAAAAGGACTTGATAATCCAGTTTCTTTTGGTCTCCGCGTCTTTATCTAGGGCAAGGTATACCGGCGTGTCATTCATTACAATTTGTTGAAATAATCGTGAATTTTCACGCAAAGTAGAACCCAAAATAGGAATAGAATTGGAGCCAGCAACGATTGCATCAAATACCCCTTCAACGAGAACGACATCTTCGTCCCAATCAATAAATAGTTCGTTAAAGACAATATCTCGTCCAACGGGAGGGTTTAGATATCGTCTTTGATGTCCCACAAAAGAACGAGCGATAAAATAACTGCAATTGCCGTCCCAATTAAAACTAGGGATAATAATTCGGCCTCCATACTTGCCTCCTGTTGCATAACCTATTTTCCAATCGAGGATTTGTTTTTTTGTTATTCCTCGGGATCTTAAATAGTCAAGTGCTTTGGACGAGGACATTGGAAGATTCTTGTTACAAAGCGAAACAAACTCATCTGGAAGAGAGATGGTTTGCTTTATTTCTTTCTCGTTGATCTCGGCGAAGAACTTATCGAACTCGGAGAGATCAAGTCGTCCGTCAAGTTGAAGCCACTTTTGTCGTTGATCATAGGTTCCAAAGCGACGGACGATTCGGTAAATGTTCTTGGTTCTAAAATCGCATTTCCAACACTTTGCGTAGTTCTTTGCATAATTAACAGAAAGTTTTTTCTTTCCTTTTGTGTCCTCGCAGAAAGGACAAGAGTATAGATGCTCGTCCCGTTGCTTGCGATAGGATCCAAGAATGTTATTGATGATTTTGATTTTTTCGTTCATATTGTGCCTCGATGTATATAAGATAACACAGCACAAATGATTTGTCAAATAGATTTTTTATATTTTTTAAGACCAGCAAGGGCAACCACAACAGCATCTGCCTTATCATCCGTGCCCGGTTTTGGATTGCCGTGATTTGTTAATTCATATTTAAAATCTTTCGGATATTTTGCGGAGACCCAATCAATAATTAATTTCTTTGTGTCGGATCCTCGGGGAATCTTTATTTCATTGAGAGAGCGACATTCTCTTGCTGGGAGGAGAGTTGAATCTTCATCAAAGATCTTTCGTGTCGCAAGGCAACACATTCCATTGAATCGTTGAAGTTTCGCCATTGTATTAGCAGAAGTCTTTCCTCCGGCAAATGCCGAGAAAGGCTCTTCAATAAAGACGGCCAAAGGATCTAATTTCTCGATCTCAACAATCTTTCGCAAAGTATTCTCGAAAGCAATTGCTTTATCTTCAAGAGAAAGATCTTTGTTTTTAAAGGTTAGAGTATCAGCGAATAAAAGTTTTTCGTTTTCGGCAATCGCAGCAATACCGATACGTGAGGTACTTACATCAATACCAAGAATACATTTTTTAGACATAATATATTATAACATACTTTTGATTAAATGTCAAGTATCTAATTCAATTTTAAATGTATAATCGTTATTTTCTTCTTTTCTTATCGGTTGAGCTAATGAAGCAACACCAATAAGGTTTCCTTTATCATCATACATATTGATTTTTGAAATATATGTTGTCTTTTTGAAATCGTCGTTTAAATTCTCAATGCTCGAGGACACAACATTCTTTATTTTCTTTTGTCTTTCCTCAAAGCCAAATGTAGATCCGGTGTCTGAAATTGTAAATTGTGTTTCCTCCGACCAATCGATTGATGTTGGATTGTTTGAGAGATTAAGTTCTCCGGCTCGTGCATGACAGAACATTGTCATTGTGTTGACGTAATTGGTGCCTTTGTATTTGATCTCGAATGATCGCTCTTCGAGGCCAGAGCCGGCTGATGTTCCATCATGAAGACCCATACCGAAATCAAGCCAACGATTCATTGAACTAGTGTTATAAAGTTCTGCGGAGGACGAAAGAAAAATTAGACCCTCGTTATAGAATACAAGACCAACAACAGAGCCGCTAACTGAGCTTGTGCCATTTGTTTGAACTAGTTCACCATTTTGCCTGTAGTCCGTCGCCGTTGCAACAAGAGTCCCTGTCGCATAAAAGTTTAGCTCAACCGAGCCTTTCTTAATAGCTGATCCAAACATAACTTGGGGAATGTTGATAATACTTGTGTCTGGTCTATCTGCTGAAATATCGAACGATCTGCTGTAAAGTTTATAATTCGTAGCAATACGATTGACCACTCTGAATCTATTTTGGCTTATTGGTTGTTCTCGTTTAAGAGACGCCGTCATTGCAAGATAAGACGATGTTATGTTTGCACCGGACGAGGACAGCAAATTGTTGTATACAACTTGATTTGGATTCTGCGAACCTGTTATCACAAAATTGCTCGAAGAAATCTGCGGTCGAAAGATTTGTTTTGTTACATTCTCGCCATCTGTTATGAACGGGTGAATATAACCAAAACGATTATCAAAATTATATTCATACAAAGATTGATATCCGGCAGACACTGCTGACGACACATTGGTCACAACATCGTTATTGATGGTGACGTTTGCGTCGTTAACAAATATCTTATAATCCGGATAAGTTTTAGTTCTATTGACGTAAACGTCTTCTTTGTTGAACTTGAACTTGGACATTAGTAATCGAGGCGCACCCTGAATGTAAGAGAATTAGCTGATGTTTTCTTAATTGGCTCCGAAAGCTTTGCTGTTGCCATAAGCTGATTATCGGAAGAATAAAGGCCGATTGTTGTAGCGTATGAGATCGGAGGATTGTTCGATTGGCTATTCTTGATTACAATCTGCGATCCGCTAAGGTACGTTGGATTAGATGAATAGTTGAACTCATTTGCTCCAATGTGACAAAAATAAATTGTTGAGTTAAGCTCAATTGAATTATTGAAAGAAAGATTATAGAATCTATGTCTCAAGTTATTAGCGTTTGTCTCGATCAGAGAGCCAGTAAATGACGCTGTCAAGTTTTCAGCAGATGAATTCCATTCAACCGAAGAAGACAGAAGTCCATCTGTAAACACAGATGCGGTCAATACAGCAACACCAGCTTGATAATAAATCAAGCCTGCGGCTTGTTGGGTAGAGCCGGTGATTCCATTCAACGGGGTTCCAACACTATTGCTAACATAAAGAATACCGTAGTCACCAGCAGGTGAATTCACACGATAATCTGATGCGGCGCCGGTGTCCTTGAGTGTAATTCTATTGTCATCAAATGGCGAAGCATAAGTACCAGATACACCAAGTTCAAGAGAAAAGGTTCCCTTTTGAATCTCGTCCTTTACAAGAAGGCGAGAAAATGTCAAGAAGACAACATCATCAAGCTTATTACCACCAGTAAGATCACCATCTTCGTCAAATCTCTGAATGTTTCCGTTCTTGTCGTATCCAACGAGAACTTGTGCCATTTGATTGTAGACATTTTTCTTTTTTGCTTGCTGCGAAGACACGCTTGAGTACAAAGCGGATCCTGTGCTGATGCCAACAGAGATATCAAAGATGTGATTCGCAGAAGAACTCAAATAAGGATAATCATAAACCGACTGGAACATGCCGTGAGAATAATTTTTAATATTACCATCAGCGTAAGTTCCAGATACAATTGTTCCAGTTAGAGGAATAGCCTCATGAAGAATTGTTCTTGAAGTTGCGATGTCTTCATTTCTAATTGTTTTATAAATACTAGCCATTTATTTCACCTTATAACTTTGCAAATCTGACTGGGATGTCGATCGAGTAGCCAATGTTGCGCCCTGTAACTCTGACGATTGTATCAATGATTTTACAAGACGATGGAGTATTGGCATTATTTGTAATGTCAGCAGTTGATCCAATAAGATCAAACAAATAGTTGCCATTAACCAACTCAGGTCGTGATTTAATTTTAAATTGTAGTCTCGCAGAAAGAGGTCCGTTGATTGGGCTATCATTTCCAAGAAGCGAACCTTGAGATGGAGTTGTCACAAAGCTATTTTGATCAGTCTTGGAGACAAGATAAGTAGCAATGTTATCATCGTCAACAGCAACAGGTCTGAGCATTGTTTGACCACTTACATCAACAATAGAACCAAGACGATTATCAATTGTAATCATGAATTGTTCTTCAGCAAGATCCGCAGGAACATCTAAAGTTGCTGCAGAATCAATGCCGGCGTCAATTTTAATAATTGTACTTACATCGATTTGAGGATTAGCGCCGAACATTACACCTTGCTGATGTGTTCCTTCGATGTATCCAATACTGGTATTTAAATTTTTTGCGCTATTATCTTCAGTGTCAGCATCGACAGCAACAATAAAAACTCCGCTCGAGTGTTGAGAGCTTTGAGTTTCTTTCTCGTTCAATCGAAGAATCGGCATGAAAAGAATATCGTTTCGTGGAATTGAAACAAGCATTGATTTCATTGATGACGCATTATTTGTGAATGCTTCTAAGATTGGAGTTTGAAGAATCTCGACGTCTTCTTGGCCATTGGAGGCTGTTGCGTTGTAAAGCGAGTAATTGATTTCATCATCGCCAAGAGCAAACTTGACAATCTCAAAGCTTCCATCGCCTCGGGACAATCTTCTTCTTCCTTCGTCGGTCAAGACGACATCTAAAATAATGTCACCACTATTATCTTGGAATCCCATATTTTTCTCCTAATACATTAATAAATAGATTTAAGGACTATTTTCGTCTTTTAAATTAAACTTTAAGTTTAAATCAAATTTCTTTCCTGTCTTCTTTGAAGTAATTCTGATTTTAAATTTTTTATTCCAAATGAGAGGACTCGTGTCCCCAACGTCATTTATGCCATTCAAGTCTGGATTTGTCGTATAAATGCTGTCCTTGAAAATCAAATGTTCCATATTCGGTTTGAGCTGCATGAATCTTTTAAATTGCTTATCTGTTCTATATGTATTAAGCATTCCCAATTTAAATTCTTTGTATGTTATATAAGATTCGTCGGAGTCTTCAATTAGTTCGGCCTCAAAGATAGGACTAGGATTTGAAGGAATACCAAAATTAGTCAAACTTCTAAATAAATAGTAATATTTTCTGTTAGGCGCTATGAAATCAGTAAATGAATTAACATTTATTTCTTCGCCAGCTTCTCCGATCGTTGTCAACAGAGCATTTTCAAAATCTCGCATTTTCGTTGGTTTTTCGTCCAAACGGTAAATCTGGAAACGATTTGATAAATATTTATTACTAAAAGCAATCTCGTTAGTTCCGTGCTGCAAGTTAACTTTATAATAGCTTATGTTGTCATCTTGAAAAAGCTGGTCGTAGTATCCGACAGATGTTGATTGCAACTGCTCATTTCGAAACACAATGTTTTCATTTTGCGAGAAATAAATCATAGCTTGATTTCTTTTGCCTGATTCATTAAAAAATTCAATCTCTGGTGGGAGAGTCGGGATGTCAGTCACCACCATTCTTTCGTCAAGCAAGGGCAATTCAAGAATTTGAACTGATGGCCTGTTTGTTAAATTGAAATAAGCTTTTCCAAGATCTTGATCAAACCTTAAATTCGAGTAGCTGTATTGGTTACCAAACACAGCGACAATCTGTGAGATTTTATATCTATACGTTGTGTCATAAGAGATTAATGTGTCGAGATAATCTCGATTAGACGGAGTCGTTATGTAAATTGTTTGTAAGGGTGTATTTGATCCAAGAGAATATTTCTGTATTTTTAGCCCAAGTTGATAGTGAGGTGCCTCATCCATGTCCAATAGCTGCTGAAATGTACTTCTGAAAGATGACACTTGGCAGATTCCTCTAATCGCAGAATACAAATTAAAAAATAATATTTGGTTCTCGAACCTTGAAGGTTCTTGCCAATCAGAATAGAACTTTTCGTCTACCTCGGGAACAAAGAAAGATGTGTCGTATTCTGTTAAAAATTGTGTCAAATCTTTTGTGTTTATTTGAACATTTGAGCTATCCCTGTCTGAATAAAAGCTTAAATTAATTTGACCTGTTCTTTTCAAAAAAGAGAACAATTTATCTGTCATTTTATTGTTGTGCAAAGCAAAATGCAAAGCTCCATCAGAATAATTTAAATTATATTCTTCTTTTATTTTGATAAAAGCATTATAATCTTCATGCGTATATCCGACTTGAGGTACAATCATTTTATTATCGGTTATAAAAAGATTTTTTCGACTTGTGGCCTCGGCATTATTAAAAGAAAAGTTATCCAAGAAGCCGCTCTGTATGATTGGCTCTGTTGTCTCAAGTGGACTAAAATCTTCTTCGTCATAAATGTTGAGCATTCCCAGAGGATTGTTGACTTTTGTAAACGCTTCGTAATCAAATGCTTCAAAATTGTTAACAGCCTCAAGTGATACATCAGCGTATTTGGCAACAAAGTAATGATCAATAAACGTATTGGTACTGAACAACGACGTCATCTGTCTTTGGAAACTTTGGAAATCATTTTGCGCAAGATAGGAAGATGCTGTAATGGTCTGCCTAAACACTGGTAGAATAGCCGTGGTATCTTGCTCCACAGGTCCTTCATTAATTGTCAAGATTGCATTGTTTTTATTTGTCTCAACAACAGCATTGTTGACAACCTCAAAGTATTGTCCAAACTCTTTTCGAATCAGATCTTTATTAACATTATCAATATGAATGTTTCCAGCATCAATTATTCTATTAGCCATTAGTAGCCTCCTCCGCTGGGTCTAAGTCTTCTTGTCGGTGTTCTGTTTGGTTGATTTTGAGTTTGTGTTGGTCTATTTGTTTGCTGCTGTGTTTGATTATCGATCGCAGGTGTTACTTTTATTTTCATGAGCTGCTGTGATTTCGGGCTTTGTCGTATTTGGTTATTGCTAGAGTAACGCTTGACATATCTGTCCGGGATAGTGTCGTTCAGCTCTTGTCGCATTGGGGTAGCTTGTTCGGATAAGCCTTCGCCTTCGACCAAAATGAAGGTGTCAGTCGAGACAATGCTGTCTTCTTCTACAATTTGAACAAAATTATTTTTATAGTCCTCGAGAAATACAGCCAAGGTCTTGGTAGAGTTCACAACATCGTTACTTACGGGCATGTAAATAGGCTCGGACAAGTTTCTCAAACCAAGTTCGTTGATTTCAAAGCCGTCGATATAAGACGCAACCTTTATTTTTGAGAAAATGTTGTTCATGATAACAGCAAATCTTTTAACATTTAGCAGATCTGTCTCTTCAAAATTAAAAGAGAATCTGGATAGCTCGTAGTTTGAGAGAATCAAAGCCTTGATTTGCAGAGGAAATAAAGAGAAATCAATTTGATTTTTATTCCGCAAGATAATAGACTCGTCGTTAGTTAGAGACAAAAACTTAAATGAATCAAGAATAACTTCGTCTGCAAAATAATTTTTGATAGTCACAACTGCGTCTGGTTGTTTTTCTTCTTTCTCTTTTATGGTTTCTGTTTGAGACAAAATTAAGCTATTACTTCCAAGATATTCTTTTATGTCCTCGCGCGTTTCATCAGTGTCAATTATTTCGTTTTGTGGAAAAGGTCGACGAGCCACAAGAGTTGAAAGAAAGCCTCTTGTTTTTGCTTTGAATTTTTTTCCTTTTGTTCTTTTTTTATTTTGGAATTTTGGTTTACCACGCATGCGGCCTCTGTTTTTAATTTTCTTTTTTGGAGGAGGTTTGCCAACATTGTCCTCGAATTTTAAATCTGTGATGCCTTCATGAGCTTCTTCTTTGAACATCGAAAGGTTGCCCGATGAAAAATCGACCTTTTCATCATTCTTTACAAATTCAATTGGACTAAAATAAAGATAACGCGATGTTTCAAAATCAACAAATTTTTGAGCTTGTTCCTGAGTTAGATCTGATGTTATTGAAAGAATGTCAGATGAAGCTGGTGTTGTGTCAAAAAATTTGTTAAACTCATCATATCCACGCTGAATAAGATAGTTTCTATTAACAATTGGACTGTTATTATTAAGATTAAAAAATCTAAATGCTCCGTTTCTTTTTCTTTGATATTTTACAAGTTTATTAACAATAAATTCAACTCGCGTTGTGCTATCGACTGTTTGCTTTGAGCTAGCTCCGGGGTTTGATTGAAGATCATACTTCTCGCTGAATTGCTTCAAAATTCTGCTACAATAATCTACAACATTACGATAGCTGTCTGTCGACACTGTGTTCACATAAAGATTCTTGATTACGTTTCTAAGGGTTGCTAGATTCTGTCCTTTGTCTTTATTAAGGGTCTCGAGGATGTCGTGGATTCTGTTTTCAATGATTTTGAAAATACTTGATTTAAATGCTTCTTGGCTTTCGATTTGTCTGAAAGAAAGATCCGGATTTAATGTAATTCCATTCGAGGAAAAGAAATTAATTATATTTTGTCTCGAAGGATTAATAGAGAATCCAGAATAAATCAACTCAAGCCGAGATAACTCAACAGATAGAGCATCATATCTTTTCTGAAGCTCACGTTTGAAGTTATCGTTGAATTCACATGCGATTTTTACTTTATAATCTTTTCTTTCGAAAGCATCATAGATTTCATCGATAAGATAAAGCTGCTTCAGAAATCTTTCATTTTCAGGCAGTTCCTTAATATAACCGATTTTCTTGGAGACGTCAAATGTTTCCGTACTGTTTTCATTAAAAACTGTACTGTTTGTCTTGACAAGATTGTTGGGATTAGCCGAGAACTCTCTACCAAAATAAGACATCAAATAGCTTTCTTCGAAGGCTCCGTCGTTCATTTTGGTTCTTGCGAGAACATATTCGTTCGCATCGTCGTACAATTTACGCTTTGTTCCGAGATCATTATAGCCTTCGATTGTTTTTAAGGGCGCCTTTCTTATATCAAGAGAACCAACGACAAAATCTTTCATCAATGTCATGAATAAATCTTCGTTAACATCGTAAAGCAACTGTGCTGTCTTAAGCTTTGTGTAAGCCAAATTGACGAGGTCCAAATACAATAAAGAATATTTTCCTTGATTCTTAAAGAAATAAAACGGTATCTGCGATTTAACTAAGTTGTGCTTCATAATATAATGTCCGAGGTATTGGTATAGTTAATTACTATCCTTCTCGTTAAAATTGGCTGATCTGCACCTTCGACATGAACAGGGCCTACCATGTATGTTCCGTCTGGTGCTCGGTGCCATGGCCCAGAGTACAAACTTCCATCCGGTAGATAAAAAGCATAGCTGACCAATTCGTCTTCACCTTTGGCTATCTCTGAAGCCACAGGGCCATCTAGAAATTTGTATTCAACTGGCAAGTTGAGATTGTTCAGATCATATGTAACCATGGCGTATACAACAATGTTGTCTCGAGTTCTAAGGCTTGGATCGGGCGGTTCTAGTTTAAAAACATAATCATTCATAGAATTAAAAGAATCGCCAAGCTGAGCGTTGTTGCATGAATTAGAAAATTTGTAAACATAATTTAAAATTGGCTCAACTTCATTGATTGTAATCTCACCTGAATTTAGATCTTCGACAATCTTTTGAGCAATTATGTTGTCTGGTGAAGTTCCAATGTTGTCAAAACTTGCAACGCAAATAACAAGTCGCATGTCTGCGAGGATTTGTGAGTTAAACCATAAAGGGTTTTCTGCGAAATCGTTCATTGCGAGATCAATAATAAAACTTGACCTGTTGACGTCAACTCTATCAATGTAAACGTTTGGCAGAGGCCCTGTACCAATTACTTCATCAGACATTAATCACAATCCTCCAGATCTTCAGGCGAGACTCTTGTAGCGTAAATGTCGAACTTGTCAAGAGGATCATACTCAGGACATTGCAAATCATCATCCAAGAAAATATTGTCGACTTTAATATCTCTTATCTTCTCGCAAAGTTCGTCTGGATTGATTTCGGAATCGACTGCTAGCTCAAAATAATGTGCAACAGTTAGATCGTCTCTTATCTCAAGCTTAGGGCGTAATGCGTTTGATTCAATAATCATATCATTAACCAGCCTACGTTCGTCCAAGTCAAAGTATAGCGTTCTTAATGTTTCTTTGAAAGAGCCCGACTCTTCGTTCGTTATTTCAAAAACTTCAATATCATAATTTTCTTTCTCGTACTCTGATCCGAATTCTTTGAGATAAATCATAATATTGTCTTCTTCAACATACATGATCCTGCCGTCATCCAAAGGCGCTGTCTCATTTCTGATATCAAATGTTTTCTCAAATCTGAATTGATTTCTGCGGCGAAGATAAAAGTCCAATTCGAAATCAAATTGAGGAATCATTGTATTCTCAAAACTTCCGTCGTTAGTTTCGAGAGAATTACCGTTATAAACTTTCTTTGATCCTGATATCTCGCCATCAAGCATCAACATTGAGAATGCTGGTGTCTTTACGGTCTCTGGACTGTTCTTGCCAAGTGGCATCTGGTGGACTTGATTGCTTTTAAGATTGAGGCCTCCAAATTCATCCTTTGTCCTGTAAGACCAAGTCCCTCTCTTGATAGAAGATTTATTTGGATTTGGGATTAGCTTGGGAGTTTCGAACTTTATTCTTTCAAATGTCTCGTTTTGAATTTCCGAACCGCCAACTTGCTGATCGTCATAAAGAACATCATCATCAACAAACTCATAACAATAAGGATCAAGTTTGCCTTGAGACATCAAGTACCTGCCGTATGGTGTGAGTTCAAATTTTAAAACTTGGTTTTTATTATTGAAGAATGACATTTATTTATTTCTTATATTTGTTTTTTGTTTTTACTCGCTTCTTAGATAAAGATTGACTTTGTTCTTTTGCTTGCTCTCGAGAGATAGGTCGCTTGGCTTTGAGCTTAATTCTCTTTCTCCTTCCGACAGCGGCAGAAGTTGTGTCACCACTTGATTCACTTGGATCTTGCGCTTCCACATTAACGTCGTAATCTATGTCTGAGAACTCGATTTCGGCATCAATCTTAATTAGTTCTACTAATGAAAAGAAATCGTAAGGCCAATTGTATGTTACTGGGTCTTCGCTAGTATCAAAGTCAGAGGCGAATGAATTAGAGTTCGAAGCAATCTTGCTGTAATAGTTCGTCTTTGCTTTTTGTTTAACTTTGAATACCATCCAACGAACAGTATCGGGAAGAGATGTGCCGGTTCTTGAGTCATCATCACCATCACCACCGCCCATAAGTTCGTTGGCCAACAAAGGATGTGAAATAGAAGCTTCGGCTGTCTCGAATGATTCGCCAATTTTTGGAGGCAAGTTCTGCCAAATATCAAGAATATCTTGAGCATCAAATGTGTGTTCGAACTCAAAGATATACATTGCAACAGGAGTGACCTCGTCGTAGGTTATTGCGTCGAAGACCGGAGGTAAAACATAACGCTTCATTTTAACGATTTGATCAATGACAGATCGGCTTGTCTTTGCAGCCCAGAAATCTTGATTGACAAGACCCACAGAACTTGGGTCAATACCTTGAGTTACAAGATCACCAGCTTTGAAATAATTGAGAGCCGCTTGGAAGTTATTGTCCTTGATTTGGAAAAACTTTTTAATTGTGTTTTCCTCGACATAAGGAATGGCAACGACGGCTTCTCGGACTCTTTTTGATATTCTTGTTTTTCCAAGAATTGTATCTTCGTTGGTAAATCCGAGAGCGGTTCGAAGAGATCTCATCTTTTGACCATTTGTGATTGAACCAGGCGCTAATAGATCGTATTCACGCAACCAATTGTTTGGAATGTCCATTACGCCAATGTCGACGCCATGACCATCTTTAGCAAACACGCCGTATTGGTGCCACATACCACGAGGTGTTTGGCCGTTGGCTTGATTAACCGAGGATGTTGTTGGAATAAAGCCGTTTGTTGATTCAAGGTCTGCTCTTCTGAATGTTGGCATTGGAGTTTCAAATTTAGGCTGAATAACCCAGCGAGCATTTGGATCTGATAATTCTGTTGTTGAGAACGTTGTAATTCTCTTGGTGCCGCCTTCAATAAACTGATCTTGCTTAACAGCACGGCCGAATAAATTCAAACTTGAATAAAGCTGATTCGAGTTAATATTCAGATAAGTGTTAGACAAGCATGCCTGTGCGTAATCATTGTTAAAGAAATCTTGGGCTTCTGGGATTAAATCTGCGTCATCATTTTCGAATGAAGATGTGACAAGACTTATAGGACCGAAGTTAAAGTCCGAATATGTTGTTTGAAATACTTGCGAGTCAAATCTTATAGCCGATGATGTGGTTTCATTGATAATTTCAGAGATTGTGTATTTCTTTGTCTCAGTTGGTTTGAAAACCATATCGACCCAGCATTGACCGTAGTAATAAGGCGGAGTGTAGCATGGATTAAAGCCATCACGAGAATCGAAGTGAGTGTTTTCTGAATCACTAAGAGAAGATGTGGAGACAACTATTTCACTAGATTCAAAACTACTAGAAACATCTATAAATGATACACCTGAATCGATTTTGCTTGTCATTTTGAAATAGTAAGAGCCATCAATAATATTCACATATAAAGTTGTAAAATCGAATGTCCCGCTCAATTCGTTTTCCAAAATAGTCTTTAAGTCGCCTGCGGCACCAGCGATGCCTCCATGAGAGCCATAATCCTCACGCAAACTAGCGGTTGGTGGCGTGCTTGAATCAAAATCTTGAGATGCCGACGGTGATGGCAAGACGGATATATAGTACTGATCGGAATCTATTGTTAACAATAGGTCGTCAAGTCCGGGATCGAAAAAGTCATATTTGACCCTAAATGTAAACTGATGTTGTTCTTTTCCTCCTGCAACCGGTGGACCAAAAGCAGATGGGCGAGAATACAATTCAAAATCAACGCCGTTGGTTCCGGTAACCGTCATTTGAGGCGGTTGGAATGACGCAGTATTTCCTGTGTATAAAGCAAAAGCTGTATCTGAATCGATGTTCATAAACACTCTCATTCCATAAGTTTGGCCCGCAATGAAGTTTCCGAAGTTATCACTACCTTGGGGAAGGGAATAGAGAGTTGTCAATTGCCCGTTCTTAAGAAAGAAATCAATTGATTCAGCAAAAAAGTTGTTCGCCATTTTGTAGTAAAGAGGCGCAGCGTTTCTTCTTCTAAAGTAGGTGGTCTTATCATAGCCGTCATAGGCTGTGTTTTCGGGAGAATTGTTTCTAAATGTTATGCCATTGAGATAATTGTTTGGATCAACCAATGATTCAAATTGTATTCTTCTATCAAAGTTGGATTTTATCAAGTAACCATTTGATGTTTCAGTTCTTTCAAAAGTTGTGTTCGAAACAATAGGATAGTCAACAGCGATACCAGACTTCATTGTGTTGTAAAGAACACCGGGCGCAAACAAAGAGTCATATACATATTGTTTCGAATAATTGTAATCATTTTCACTAGCGTATTGCTTTATTCTCTCGCCGTAGGCAGCATCGAATTGCTCAGCCAATGTGACTGTTCTTTCTGCCGGATAGAAACCATCGTAAGCCAAGAACTTCTTTAAAGCTTTGCATTTTAAGGTAATCAATGACGGATCGGTAAATCCTTCGTGGTCTTCTTTGATTTCAGCAAAATGCCTCATGAAATCGGTTGTCGAGTAAGTTTTATAAAATGTTCCCTCGGACGAATCGGCAGAGCCTTCAAGGCCGCCCTCCATTTTGAAGATCTCGTCGATTTTAACAAGAGATCCGCTTTCAAGATACTTATCAACAAAATCGCTCATTCTGTATTCTGGCACAGTTGAGAAGTCTTTGCCAAGCCCACGAAGATCATCAAAGAAAGCTCCATAGGTATCGTATGCAGGATTCTTACCTGCGAAGCGACCAGCTTCCCAAACAGCATCACCTTGATAAATTGGGCCCATCGATTCGCTGTTTAAAATTTGTGTTGCATAAGAACTGAACGGATTTACAACAGAAGAAGACAGAGCAATCCAGCCCACATCAAAGTTGCTTGTTGCACCAGATGCTTCATGAATTGTATGGCGTCGTGCGTATACAGGGGCAACATTACGCAAAGAATCTATATAAGACGCCGTTACCATCTGATCAGAATATCGTCTTTGGAAGTGATTATAATTATTTAAAAGAATTCCATTAAAAGGTATGTCACCAGAAGTGGGCCTGATAAATTCACCATAATCTGTGTATTTCCACCCTTCTACGGAAGAAGTATCAAAGCCCGGATTCGATCCATTAGAGCCTGACCTAGTAGTAAAATTAGTATCTCCGTCTAGGTTCCATATACTTTCATAAGTTGTGTAACCAAAACCATTATCTTGATATGCAATCCTATTAGATCTTGCGTCTCTCCAGAAAGTGTTGTTGTAATTTGGTCTTGTTCGTACATAAGATTTAAAAGCATTCTCTTGTCTTGGAAAGATTGTCTGTTGGTATCTCAAAAATTCAAAGTACGAGATCTCGCTGTTTGGAGACTCAAGGGCGCCGTTAAGATAAAGTTCTTTGATCTTTTCGTATACATCATCGTCAAGTTCACCAAGCTCAAGGATCTCGTTAAGCCTAGCATCGGAGAAATACGTGATGTTATTTGAGTAATCGAATGACAATCCGAACTTCTCCAAATACTTCTGGTCGTCGGATCCAACGTATTGGCCGAGATTTATGTTGATAGGATAATAGCAAGTAACCAAAGGAGGCTCAATGAATCTCTCGATGTTTCCGAATCTTTCCTCTATTAATAGATTCTTGCCATTGACGGTAATTTCTCGTTGTTGTCCCGGCAGGCAGACCGTCATTATGTTGTTCTTTTTGTGGTACCTCGAAAGATGATTGTCACTTATTCTTATTTGCTTGAAGATAGGAAATCCGTAAGGACCATTGCGATGAAGATTCAAACTAGAGAGTGTATCTGTAGAATCATCCGCCAAGCCACCGTAGTTATACCAGTAGGTATCTTTGGTGCTCTCATCGAAGCCAAGAGTATTAGTTTGACCAAATGAGCCAGAGTCACCCTCAATGGCATCATAAACTCTAATGTTTAAACCAAAATAATCTTTTGTAGTCATATCAATCTCTTTTCAATTTCCAATTGTAAGCGTTGCGTATTCCATCTGTTGATGAAGAAACAAATCCATTTTCAGGTGCGAAGCCATAGAACCTTTCGTTAATTCTATCTCCGGCCAGTGACGATGTGATCCATGAGTTCTGATAATCCGATCTTGGAATCTGGTGTGTCACGAAGCCATTGTCGTATTGCGAAGAAGTAACTGCCGTATAATCGGCTTTGGTTTCGTTTCCAAGGTGAATCAAGCGATTTCTATTAATCTTGTGAAAGCTTCCTGTTGTTACATAATTAGTCTCTGTTGTCTCGGAACCCACAGCAGAGTCATAACCAAATTGACCGGCATGTCGTCGGAGATGTGTTTGAAGACCGAAGCGGTTTCCGTGAATGTCGTTCAAGCGAATTGTACCGTCCTCACCGGAGCCCGAGCCTCGAACCATCAGGTTTCTAAATGGCATGGCGTTATACGCAGAGTATTCTTTTGATGGAACATCAAGGTAAACCTCGGACATTGTCTCAAAGCCGCCGGGAGCAGAAAAGCGAGTTGCAATAATTGAGTTTGATCGAACATTGGGATCATATACTTGTTGATCTCTAATTTCTTGAGGAATACGGTTGTTTCCATTGAAATTGATGGCCAGATTCCCGCCGCCGAAGGCACCAGAAAAATCTGTAATGGAATTTTCAATCGGCGTAAAAGACGCTGATAGACTAACATTGGCTCTCTGTCCAATTAAATTGTTATTAGTCAATGTGATTGTTGAAGAAAAGCCAATCGGCATAGAGATATTAAAGTCAGATTCGATTGCTGCTTGTAGTTCAAGAGCGGTCTCGGGTGCTGATCCTTGAATATGTATCTGATTGCCTGTTGCCACCAAGCTTACAAATTCATAAGTGATCGGTTCGTTTACACCATCAGCAATCGTTATTGTATCACTGGCCGAGGGATTTGTTGGAAATTCCAAAATTGCCGTGGCTTTTGTAGGCACTGTTGTGCCGATCAAAGATGCTTCTTGAGTTGTTTGCGGAAGCCCATCATAAAATGGAGACAAAACGCTCGCTGTTGTCAATGTTGCTCCTCGTCTATTCTCAAGACGACCGGTGGTATTGAAGACTTCGTAGTTCTCTGTAAAGTTTCCAGCACGAACGGACGACGTTGTTGTTTGAATGTTCTTGACATTGACGGGACGCTTGGCTCGCTCTTCACGATAATGCACAGCGTACTTGCGAGATGTATCGGGATAAGGGCCACCGTAGTCGGGACCAACGAAACCCATGGCACCATCGTTGGCACCTTCAATTGATCCACTATACCAAGCGGCATCTGAACATTCTTTTAAAAGCAGTCTCCAGCCTTCTTCACGAGAATATTGATCATCAAGATTGTTTGTTGTTCCATAGATATTCTCACCACCAGTAAATCCACTGACTGTATTATTGGCAGATGTAAAAGTTTCGCTTAACGTTACATTACCTACTGGGCCAGCATTATTATTTGTTATTTCAAGATCATCACCGTTTATATTGACATTAACATTGAAGCGGGCCTCTAATTTGGACTTAGTGCTGGTTCTTGTAGCTGCGGCGGTTGCACCTCTTAAAATGTTGTCCCCCATGTTTGAAAACAATGAATATGTAAAAACAGTAGGACCAGTTACGCCGTCTCCAAAAGTTATTGTGTCTCCAGGATTAGGAAGATCGGCTATTGTAATTACGGCGGTAGCATTTGTCTGTGATACTAAACCGCCGGAGCCTTTATCTCTATTCAAATTAACATGGCGTGATTGGTGGCCTCCAACCCAAGCCTCGGTGAACGGGCCCTGCATTCCGATCTCGTTGCCCGGAGCATATGTATCAGAGTGAAGATTTGTAATTACAACGCCTTGCTTGAACTTTGATACAACCTCGGACTGATAGCCAGTTGTTACCGAGGCTGATACAAGATTGGCTGGCCATGTTATTTCGCCTTTGACAATAGCTTGATAATCTTCAGCAGCGGTTCTTGCTACTGTTTCGCCGGCACTTGGAGTGGATGTCTTGCGACCAGAGACCGTTGTAAATCTCCACTTGCGTTTTTCATTTGGGTTCTCGACATCAACGCAATCAATAAAGGCTTCCGTGCCTTGGCCTTCGCCCAATCCGACAGCAAGGACATTTTGAGGGATACCTTTTGGATAATCAGTGGACACGGGGCCTTGGACGTATGTCGCATCCCAAACAGCGTCTCGATTCTTGTTCTCGGAGTAATTTGTACCACCATGGTAATTCTTATCCATTTCTACCGAAAACTTGCTTAAATTCGTAAAGTTTCTTAACGCATAGGTGCTACCCGCATAGATTGTACCATCTTTGGTTATCTTCGCTAAATGTTTAACATTATTGCCATTATTTAGGGAATCTAATATGGTTTGACGATCGGTCGTGGCATCAAATTTTCCATAAGTATATTTTCTATCTTTTCTGTGTTTTTGCCAATTGCAGTTTTCATTTTCAGAGATGCCATAAAAGGAATACGGTGAATCTAAAACATAATCCAAATCCCCAGAGCCATCTTTAGTTACATCAAAGCCAGAAATAATATCTGTAACACTAGTGACAGCCCCTGCTGCGTCATTGATACCAAATTTATAATATGAGATCAGATCAGAATATTGTCTATTATTTTCAATTGGATTGAATTCTCCAAAATAATAATGATCGCCAACAGAGTTACTAGAGAGACTTGAGTTCCAAATAGCTAAAGAAGAGACATAAAAAATTTCACTAATACTTGGATCTCCAATTATAATTTTATCGATATCTCTTAGAGTTGTTCCAGAACCAAGCTTGGTTATAGTAGTTGGAGCAATGCTTGTGACGCCATTCAAATAAAATTCCGCATCATTAGCAAAATTACCGTCCCAAGAAACAGCGACATAATTCCAATTATTCCAGTCAACAATGCCTGTAATCGAATACTGATAAACATTTGCGTTTCCAGAAGGGTCTGTGGCTTGAAAACTCAGTGCGTTTTCATTAACAAAAAATAAAATCGAAGTTTGGCTACTGCTATTTTGCGCCGTATAAATTACAGCATTGCCTCCAAAATCTTCAACTTTTATCCACGCAGCTAACGAAAAGCCGCCGGTTGTTGGATATGAAGGTGTGCTAGAATCAATTAATCTTGCCGCAGAGGATGTCTTACCAAATTTTAATGAAGTCGCAAAGTTTTGAGGTACTGGTGCATGTCCAAACTTCCAATTATAAAGAAGTTCGCTTATACCTTTGGCATAACCTTCGGTTGCTGTTACATCAACAAGCAATGGGAACTTTCTATCGTATTTGTTCCTTTCAAGAAGATGGCTTTCGATGATGTTCCTTGATGTGTCCGAGTATTTCGCTGACGCTGGGAAAAGTTGCTTAAGAGCGAACATGATTGAGTTGTCAATCCAGCGATAGAAATCAAAGAACTTTTCGGGCTCGATTCTGTTCTCGACCTTTTCGAAGAACAATCGAGAAAGCTTCTCCAACTCTTTGTATGAGCGCTTGTAGCCGTCGATTGGCTGACCAACGAGATCATTGAACTCAACAAGAGAAGCAAATAATTTTAACATCTCCTCGGAGATTACGCCCGAGTATGACTTCTCAAAAGCGTAGAAGTTGTCGCTTACATCGTCATCGGTGAATAACAGAGTGTTGGCATCGTTCTTGATCGTAACACCATCAGACGACATAAGAACTCCGAACTTTCGTTGCTTCGCTGAATATATGAAGCGTTTGTCGAAAGCTTTTGCAGAGGATGTGACAAAACCTTCGCCTCTGAATGGATACTTATGGCCAGTGACGCCACCGAGCCATGAGTTTCGGGAAGCGTTCTCGGTAGAACCAGAAGCAAAGTCAAAGCCAGTGAACTCTCCGCTTGAGTCAGAGGTTGTCTGTGTGTCCATGCGCCAGTGAAGAGCGAGCGTCTCAAGATCTGTTAGCTCAAGATTCTCGATGCCCGTGTTCACATTGTCGGGCCGGAATGGCGTCTTGGTGCCGACGTTGTCGGGATTATATGAATGAAGCTTGATGGTCTCGTCATCAAGATAAGATTGCCAGAATTTAACATCGGACACAAGGACATCAGATTTTAAAAGTGTCGATCCGGTGAAGTTTGTTCGGTGAGCTCCAGCGTAAAGTCGCTTGCTGTTGCATAGCAATTGCTTTCCAATCGCATTGGAAATGCTCGAGGACAAAGAAAAATTATTTTGTACGTAGTTTCCAATTGAATTATAACCAACGAACTCAACCAAATAATCAGCGCCTGTTGATCCTGACAGTCCTGATGTATACGGATACTTTTCGTTACGAACACGAACAGCAAAGTTCCATTTGTTATTGTCGTACAAATTGAAGTATGTTGATGAAGTGATCTCGAATCCAAGAGATGATGTCAATACAAAGTAACCATCCTTGCCCTCACGTTCATTTCGCACGGCATATACTTGAATGTCAGTATCATCTGAGTGCCAAGTGTAATCGCTAGCTGATGACGTGAGTGCTCTATGGAAACCATAAATAGACGATGTCAAAAACGTTGTTTCAAAATAACCATCATCTCTTCTTGTTAATTTAAAAGGAAAGAAGGTTTCGCATTCAACCGTCATGGCGGTATGTTCTTCTTGGGAACCTTCGGATGAGGAAATGTATGTAAAGTTTGTATCCGAGGACGATACGTTGTATATCGTTCCTTCAAAGTTGTCTCTGTTGTTAAGATTGAGAAACTTTTTCTCGATTGATGTGTCCTCGTAGTTTTCTTGGATAACATAGGTGCCATCGTCTGCATAAAGGCTCAATCGAACAACTTCGGAATCAATACCAAAACATCGAAGAAGATTGCGGAAGGATTTCTCGGTTCCTTTTGACTTGAGGATATAAGTTAAATTATTGTAAATATTGTGATAGATTCTGTTCTTCACATCGGATATGTTCTGTTCGAAAATCTCATTGTCATCTTTTTGTAAAAGATAATTGATTAAATCTCCGTCCGTAAAGAAGTCGGGCACCACAAGACCGCGAGACTCAACCAATCTTTTTGCAAAGAAATAAGGTTCTTCATCAGATTGAGGATAATTTTCGTCTCTCAAAGACGAAAGTTCGCCTATTTGTGCGTTAAGATTATCAA